ACTCTAGCTTCTGCATATCTTCTGGTGATAGATCTAAACCATTAGGTTGATCTGGGGTTGGTGCAGCAGGTCCAGGTCCAGCTATAGGTTCCCCACCTATGCGACCTTCATCTGCCATCTGCGCTATTTGTACTTTAGCGTCAGTTCGCAAGTCTTCAAAAAACTTTAAACCATAGAATCGTAATACATCAGCAGGTACTACATATTCTCCCTCACTCAGCATAGCTGGTACATCATCTCTTACTTCTTCAGGAAGCGATCCCATAGGTACATCATTACCGCTTACTGGGTCTTGTCTCTCTGACTCGTTTAGAGCCATTTCCATTTGATCACTTACTGCCATTTATTTCATCCCTTAAATATTGTAATTTACGTAAAGCAGATATCTCACCCTGACACCTGTATATATCTGCCTCACCTTGAACTTGCTCCATCTTAACGTGTACTTGATTTATTTTATCATCTAGTGTTTTACCGAAAGCAACCCACACAGATTTATCGTTTACTATTTTCTTGAGTGCTATTATGTTATCTACGTAACTGTCTGTCATCGTCTAGCCATTAGTCCTTTTTTTACTATGGTTTTTTTCTTATTATCTAAACGGGGCTTAGTTATACTTTTTTGGTTTGCTTTTACCGATGTAGAAACAAGATCATCAGGTACTTTAGTCTCTATACCCCCTAAAAAAGGACTTAATACTTCAGCAGCTAGTCTAGAAAAACTACTCATTACTGTACATTCCCACTAAAACCTTGTTCACCTGGAGCTGCAGCACCGCCTATACCTATGTTAGCACCACCACCACCAGACATATCTGCAGGAGACTGTGGACCCTGACCCGTAGGTGCAGCACCAGCAGGACTAGGTGTAGCAGGTGCGCCACCTTCAGGCCCTGGAGCAGGTTCAGGAGGGGCTGTGAAGCCTTTAAGTATCTCAGCTTGTACGGCTGCGTCAGCTAATGAGTTAGTTACTTTGTCTGGGTCTAAGTCCATACTTATAGCTATCTCACGTATAATGTAATCCATTTTAGCGAAAGGAGCTAGTATCGGGTTCTGTGCAACTTGTAGGAACTGCATTAATCTTTGACTACGGACTTCGTTAGCCATTAGTGATTCAGTACCTTGCGCTTTAACGTCTAAGTCACCCTTTATCTCTGGATCATAATCGAACTGCATATTAAAGTTAAAGAATGCTTTACCTAATGGGTTAATCAAGTAGTCATCTACGTTCTTTATAACAGTTCGTATAGAACCATTAGCTGCAGACATAAGCATAGAAATCCCAGAAGCAGTTCTCCCCACTCCAGAGACACCTGTTTGCCCATGCGCGAAAGACGGGAACCCTGTACTTTCATCGGCTAACACCCTTGCTTTATCAAATAGTTGCATATTCTCTTGGGCTACATTAGGAAACTTAGTGCCGAAGATGGCTTGTCCTGGCGCACCGCCTTGCCGTCTAAATACTTTACCTGGATATACACTTAGGTCTTGCCCAGGTACTAAGTTAGTCTCGTCTACTTCTATGATTAAGTTACCTGACAACGCAGAGTTATCTATCGCCATACGCATAAAGCCATTCATCAAGGTCTGTGTGTCATCCATGTTCTCAGCTATGCCTACACCAAAGAAACTATACGGTGATACTTCATACGGTACAGCGTAGTACGGAATATAAGAAGGCTTGAATGGGTTCATAACTAAACGTAGTACTTCGTTATTACATATCCATATGTTTACGTTTAGTTGTTCTGCGTCTTTTAGCTCTTTAGGTATATCTATTTCGTGTTCTTCTAATATCTCTCTATCTACAAAACCCCAGAACTCTAGTACTTCGTAGCGTTCAGCTTGTGAGCCGTGTTCTGCTTCTTCCATAGTTTGTTCCCACCACTTCTTAGTGTAGGACTCACCCATGTTTAGTGATAGGTCTATAGCGTTCTTTCTAAAGAAGGGTCTGTCTTTTAATGCTCTCATCTGTGAGCGAGACATTTTGTGGCGTTCAATTACGTACTCAGCTTCATCCATGTTAGCTGCATCAGGATCAGGGTAGAAGTTCCATATAGATACATTACTAGTTGACGGTACTGTTTTAATTGTAGGATTATATTCACCACCCTCATCCCAGTTAGCGTACTCTTTAGATATAGCAAACGGACCTTTCATTATACCTGTACCAAACAAAGCTAACTCAAATGCTGCTAATCTTAATTGTTTATTAGCACCTGACTCTTCTAACTGGTCGTGTATCTTTTTCTGCATTTTCTTAGCTGCAACTAACGCAGGATGAAAAGTAATACTTGTAGGTGTTGGTCCTGGACCTTCTATTAGTTTATCACCTACAGGTTCAAGTTTATTTTGCAATGCACCTAGTCTATCTTTTATAGACTCCATTGTATCGCCTGGCTCTAATGCATTATCAGGAGAAAAGGTAGGTCTATCAAATGCTTTCTTAATTGCATCCATACCTTCTTCAGCTTTAGGGTTAGCTTCAAAGTGTACTGTATCAGCTACGCCTTCAGGTAAACTAGTTGGGTCTACACTAAGAGGGAACTTAGAGTTACCAAATAAAACATCAATTACTTGCCCGTAAGCTGCAAGTGTTTTAGTCTTTGTTACTTTAACGAATACACGAGAACGTTCTGTGTCAGTAAACTGTACATCAGGGCCATACAAACCTCTGTAGTTTCTGTAAGCTTGTAACCAACGTGTTTCATCATTTTGTCTAGCGTCTTCTGCTTTACTGAATTTACCTTCAACAAAGTTAGATATTCTACCTACAGAAGAATCTTCTTGTTCTTCCGTATCTTTAATGTCTTCTATAAAGGAAGACTCGTCACTTTCAATGTTATAATCTAGATCATCTTCAGCCATATGTTAATATCCAAATGTTGTATCTGACGCTTGAAAGCCAGAGCGTTGTGTAGCAGGATTAAAATCCCATAAAGAACTTCTTGGTCTTGTCATAACACCATATCGTAAGGCATCGTATAAGTGGTCTTCTGCGTGTGTATCTACATCTTCAGGGTTACGTTTGTCTAAAGGTAAACTAGGTACTTGCGCTATTGTATTAGTACAACTAGAGAAAAACACTAATCTTGGTTCTTCTGTAAACTCGTCTACCTGTAGCCTTCTATGTATTTCATTTTTACCTGAAACACGAGAGCCTTTACTTCTGTCGGATGGTCGCCATCTGCAACCCTTCATGTTCATCTGTTCAGCTAGACTTGGACCTGTATCACCTCTGTTGTGCCACAGTGAAGAGTCTAACACACCGTATCTAATTGTACCATCTTCTTGTTCTGCGTCAAGTATCATATCAGCTAAATCTGTAGCTGTAACTTTAGTGACATACATTTCTCTGTATACTACTAATTGTTCTGCTGGAGTTACAGCCATCCATACCACACCAGTCCAACTTCCGTATCCGTAGTCACACGCTCTAAACCTAGTCCAACTCTTAGGTATAGTGTAGGGATCTACTACGTGTATGTTACGGTTAAACTCAGGGAATGCTGCACCTTCGTTTACATCCCAATTACCTTCTAGTAGTTGCTTACGTTGATGTTCAGGTAATGAGAGAAGCATCGCTTCGTAGTCACCGCCCTGTGACAAGTAAGGATTATCAAACAAACTAGCAGGAATAAACCTACGTTTAAATAAAGGCTGCCCTTCGCGGCTGTGACCTTTAGGATATATTATTGTATCGCCTGACTCTATGTCTGTAGCCCAAAAAGGATCTTTAGCTGGGCTAGGGTCGATAAACATTTTCTTAACCCACTGATGTCCTGCACCTCCTGGGTTGGTAGTTGCTCTCATATACAAACCTAACTCGTCAGAGTGTGCGCTCCTGAGTCTTGATCTCATATAATTCCAAGCGTAAGGAGTACTCCATTGTGTAAGTTCGTCAAAACCAATCCAATTGAAAGCCTGACCTTGATAACGCATGACATCCATGTCTTTATCGAGGTAAGACATCCAGAGCCTACCACCTCTAGGGGAAACCCATTGACTTTTTCGTTCAGACCACTTAATTCCTGGGATAGCTTTAGGATATAGCTCTTGGCTTTTTTGTATAAGCTCACGTAGTTCCTCTGTCGTGTGTCGGACTAACAAACCACTAAAATTAGGGTTATTTAGACCATGTAATGGGTCAGCAAGCATCGCATAACTTTTTCCACCACCTGCTGCGCCCCCATATAGTACCTCTCGCTCTGAAGAAGATAAGAAATCTGTTTGTGGACCCTTATTAGGAGAAAAAACTATGTTTTGTAGCTCTTCTATAGGTATTTCAGGTGTTATAGGCGTAGCTGGTATTACTTTAGGTGATTTCTTCTTGGATGGTGTAGCTGCCGATACCTTTTTCTTCGAGCTTTTGGATTTCTTCAAGCGTTTCTTTGAGCCTTCTGGCAAGGTTGCGTTTAATTGAAGCTGTTCGTTTACGTTTTTGCTCAATTGTTATTCGCTTTCTTAGACCTTCACCAGAAATGTAACGACCTGTTTGTTTTGTTAACCAAATAGCTACATCTCTGTAAGCATATTGTTTTAAATGACGTTTAGCAAGCTCTAATGCTTCTAATTGTATCTCAATAGGTTGTAATAACTTGTCGTTGTCTTTATCTAACTCATAACCGAAAGGTACAGTACGACTAACACGCGCTATAGTGTGCCATTCTTTCTCTTTACCTTTGTTAGGTTTAGGTAATTCCCAGTATCCTAACCATTCTTTTTGTAAATACATCTTATATTCTTACAAAACTGTTAAGTAACTCTTCTTTTAGCTGTTTTTGTTCTAGGAAAAGACCTATTTGATGTTTTAGTAGTCATTTTAAGGTTTTTACGGCTGTTGTTTAGTGGGTTGTTGTTTTTATGAGCGACATCTTTACCGTCATTCTTCTTAGCTACACCACCAGCTACCATCTTAGCTCTTGCAGTGTTGCGAGATGCACGTCTCTTTATCTGTGAAGGTTTACCTTGATAGTTTTTGTATTCACTCTTATAGTTTCTATTCATTGTTACCCTCTTTAGGTGGTAAATAAAATACACCACTAGATGCTTGTATGTCTACTTTATCAGTCTTAATCAAACCAGCCCTATCTAACACATCTTTAGCTGCAACCATCTTCTCTTTTATTCCTAGCTCTGTAGGGTCGTTCACAGCGTTACCTAGCGCAAAAGCTGCACGAGGCGCAGTTCTAGCAAAATAGGAGCGTGTAGCGTCTAGTATCTCTTCTTTGAGCGACTCAACTATAATACGTGTAGGTGTATTATCACTGTAGCCTGATAGCTTCTTAGCTAGGACTACATCACCTGCTGCTTGATCAAACAGTACCTCTAGGAAGTTCTGTTGGTTTTCCGTTAATTGTCTAGCCATAGTTATTTCTTCTTCTTTTTAACGTACATACCTTTATTAGCTTTAGGAAACCCAGCTTGCATATTATCGTAAGCTTTTTTTGTTATGGTGCTATCTTTTTTCTTTCTGCTAATGCCTTTTTTCTTTCTAGCATTAATGTTTGCGTATAGTCCTTTAGGTGCTGCCATTTTATTTTCTTACCTTCTTTGTTTTAAGTTTTTTTTGTACTGTTTTAGATAGCTCACTAAGGTGGTATAACTTTTTACTATTCTTATTGTGTGTTTTACCTGTATGCAATACACCGTTAGACATTTTATGCATACCACCTGTATGAACTGTACCGTCACGAAGGTAATGTTTTACGCCTTTCATGTTAGCTACCGCACTGACACTTATTGCAACAACTACAAGGCATATTAAGTAAGGATCTTATTAATCGTTTAATGTAAGCCATATTATTCTGCCCCACCTTTTTCTTTTAGCACTAAGCCAAATATACCACAGATAATACCTGCCCAAGTAAATACAGGGTTACTAAATAATATACCTAAACCAACACCAGCTACAGCAACTGCTAGGTAGCTTGAAGGTTCTTTTAGTCTTCCTTTAATCCAATCCATAGTTGTTATTCCCCTATTGTTAATCTTTTAATATCACCACGACAGATACCTAAGTCGTTTAGTTCTCTTTCTGTCATATTCATTAGCTGCCAGTATGCTGTTCTGTTTTCTGTATATGTTTTATATATGTTAATTAATCGTCTAATCATTTTGTATAACTCCTTTTTAATAACTAAGGAAGTTATACCATATTTAGTTATATCATAAAAATGCTATTATTGCAACCCCGTTATGATCTAAGCTGTTTCACCTAATGATTTTAACTTAAAACAGTGTGTCGCTACATACACTTTATTCTTACTTAGTGCCTTACCCATTTTAGTTACACTGTCTGAACACGCAGGTTTATCTTGAAACAAACCTCCCGTTCTAACCATTATATCGCAGGTATCAGCTTCTAGTGTAATACAGTGAAGTATGACAGCTAACCACATTACTTTTTCTTCTTTTTAGTCATACCGCCATACATATATCCTGATTTACCTTTTTTAGACATACCACCACGGTTCATGTTGCTTTTTGCCATGTTTTTAATTTGTTTTATAAGCATTTGAAAAGTACTTAAAGGTTGGTTTTTATTATTTATTAATCTAGTTTCAGCAGCAGTTAATGTCTTCTCAGGATTTTTTAAACTAGACACTATTCCTTTTAGTTTTTTCTCTAAGGAGTCCATTTCTTTTTTTCTTTTAAGTGCATCTGCTTTACGTTTAGCAGTACCTAACTTAGGCACTACACCAGCACTTTCTTTTCTAGTTAAATTAGCTTTAATAGGTACACTAGATCTTTTTCTAGCTGATGTTGGACTAGACACTGCTTTTTTAGCTTTAGCTGCTTTTCTGTCTTTTCTAATTTTTTCTAATTTTTCCATCTGTTTAGCTTCTGCTGCCTCACGACCTGTTAACTTTGGCTTAACTGCTTTTTTAACAGGACGAGGTGTCATACTAAGACCTTTACTTTTTGTTTTAGATGCTTTTTTAGCGTCTCTAATCTTTTCTAGTTTTTCCATGCGTTTAGCTTCTGCTAACTCACGGCCTGTTAATACTCTATTTGCACTAATTTTAATAGCCATACTATTAACCCTTTTTTTTTAGATTTAGTTTTACTTAAAGCTGTAGCACCCATAAATCCTACAACTACTCCTAATTGAGCTACTATAAAAGTATTTAAAAAACTAGCAGCGGATTCCATTTTTTCTGCACTTACAATAGGTGTAAACAATATTATAACTGCTACTATAGTTACAGACATTGCCAGCCACGCCATTATACGCTGTGTGTCCATTAGCTTATCTTCGTTCTCTAGGCGTATCCACCTTTCGTGGCGATCCATTTCTTCGTCAGTAATAATGCCGTCACCATCAGTGTCAGCCATAGCGTACTTACTGTCTACTTGTAGCTTCTTAGGCGACACCTACTTAGTCTTTTTCTTTTTCTTATTAGGCTTTAACTTTTTAATGACTTTAGTAGTCCATGCTTCGTTGACTTCTGTATCTGGGTCATCTTTAATGTAGTGACCTTTATCGTTTCTAGCGCGTACTAGTTCTGTCTCAACTGGGTCAGCAGCTACAAGGGCTTCTTCGGGTGTAGCTTCTTCCTCTACTACTTTATTACATATAGCTTCTATCTCTTCATCTTTAAACCATACCTGTCCGTAGGCATCCATACCTGCTTCGGGTTGACCATTAAGTCCTAAGACTGTGTTGTCATCTTGTACTACAAAGCCTTTAGCTTCTAGGCTGCTCTTTTTGTCTGTGAATATACTCATTTCTTAAACATTCCTTTTTTGCGGTAGTCTGTATGACCTGTTTTCTTTTTACTACCAAATTTACTTTTTAAGTAAGTACTTACTTGGGCAGCATCAGGTATATATTTAAAGAAAGTGTTTTTTAATACACCTTCAGATTGAGACTCTACAAATGTTTTCTTTTTATCTGCCATATTACTTCCTTATGTGTGTTAACACTTCCACCGTCTTCTAGCTTGTCTTATTCTAGAGTTAGGG